AAATCATATACAGATAAAGTTTACAATAAAGCTATAGATGATATGATAAAAGATAAAGATAGATAATGGGATTTAAACTAGGTAAAAATAGAGGTTTAGAAGCTAGCGGTGGTGTAATCAAAACAAAAATGCGTTTTGGTAAACAATCAGGTGAAGAAGGCTCTGTACCTGGCACGCCTGTTGTTAGGGTGCCATTAGCAGAAGGAATACTTGGCGAAGCTAATATGGATGGTAGTATATTTGTTAATGAAAATATAGATCCTAACAGCCCAGAATATAAACAAGTTATAAATCATGAAATGCGTCATGCTACAGATATGAAGCTTGGTAAATTAGCTTACGATGATAATAGTATAACTTACAACGGTGAAGTTTTTTTAAGAGAAACTAGAAACGGTAAAGATATGATATTAGTTGATGGTAGTTGGAAAGAAGCGGGTGACGAAGGTTTTCCTTGGGAAGATGATGCTAATAACGGTAACGATAACGGAACAGTATAGTATGTGGAAGTTATTTAAAAATAAAAACGATATAAATGAAAAAAATATAGTTGGTTTTATATCTTTTGCTGTAATGGTATTATTTGCTATTATAGATTTAGCTACTGCCATTATATACATGGGGTACGTAGGAGGTGGAGAATTAGAAATTAACGACACTATATATAATTCTTTTGTAATGGTAACATTAGGATGTTTTGGTATTAGTGCGTTTGAAAAAATAAAAAAATAAAATATGTTAGGTAAATTATTCTCTGCAGGAGCTGCAGATTTAGTAAAAGGCGTAGGTGGAGTTATAGATAACTTACATACTTCTGCCGAAGAAAAACTAGAAGCAGAAAGAAAAATAAAAGAATTAGTCGCTAACTATCAGGTAGAGATGGAAAAGAATATAACAGCGAGATGGGAAGTAGACTTAAAATCAGACTCATGGCTAAGTAAAAACGTTAGGCCATTAGTATTAATATTTTTAATAGTATGCACCATGCTATTAATATTTATAGACGCAGGTGCATTAAATTTTGAAGTTAAATCTAGCTGGGTTGATTTACTTCAATTAGTATTAATAACTGTGATCGGTGCTTATTTTGGCGGAAGATCACTAGAAAAAGTAAAAAAATAAAATTATGGCAGGAAAATATTTTTCAGTAGAAATAAAACCTATTATCACAGCAAGCACTCAAGCAAATCAGTTTACAAATAAAGACGTTCTTTTTGATTGGACTTCTTTTCAAGTACCTAAAGGAGCCAACAAACTACTCTCTGTAAACGCGACGTTTAGATCCGCTAACGGTGCTACACAAACAGCAAGAGATGTAGATTTGGTTTTTGCAAAAACTATAGATGGAACTGCACCAACAACTTTAGGTACTGTAAACGCTACTGTAGTTGCTGCGCCAATTGTATTTAATCATATAATAGGTATGGCACATCTTGATAGTGGAGGAGATTATGGTCAAGCAGGATTTGATTTTGGAACAGTAGCACAAACAGGTTCTGGAGCGGCCGCTAGTTTAGTACCCAACATGGTATTACAAGGAGAACCTGACAGTGGAGATAACGTAGGATTTGATACTTTGTATATAGGTGGTATTGCTGGTGGATCTTTTGATTTTGGCACAACTGTAATAACAAGAGGCTCTGCTAGTGCTGAAGCTACTTCAGTTCCAACTGATGCTGGTAGTGACGATGATCCAAACGCAGAAAACGTTTTTGCAATTGGCGATACTATTCATTCAGCTGATGGTGATGTTTTAGGAACACTTACATCTATTGCTGATTTTGCTACAAATAACCAGGCGCTTGGTTTTTCAGCAGGAATAGCTGAAGCGGTTGCTGACAATAAAGAGCTTTTTAACCCAAATCCAATGAAAATAATATTATCGTTTGAAAGATAAAATAAATTAAATTAACTTAAATTAAATAAAATGACAAAAAAAGAAGAAATAGTAGACTTAAAACCAAAGGCAGAAAAAATTACTGACGATCAGTTAAAAAAATTACAAGATACAGTTAATGCTATAAATAAATCTCAACTAGAAATAGGTATGAACGAGATTAGAAAGCATGAAATGATGCATCAGGTAGCTAAACTAAGAGATGGTATTGCTTTAATGCAAGGAGAGTTTGAAAAAGAGTACGGTACTTGTGATATAAATATAACAGACGGAACGATAAACTACAAAGAAAATGGCAAAGCTAATAAGAAAGATTAGTGTAGGTAAAGACTACAAAAACGATGCCATGCACTACGCTGTTGGTCAAGAAGTTTACGGTGGACATACTATTTGTGATATATTAGAAGAAAAAGATAAATATTCTATTTATATTAAAAAAAATAAAGATGTGTTACCTTGGAAAGACTTTAACAAAAACATGGCAGTATCTATAGAGTATAATCTAGAGTACTAATGAAAAGTGTTCACAACTTTGTTGTAACACCTAATGGAGATAGATACAACAATACTAAAAAAGTTGGAGATTCAGAGTTAATACTTAACACTGAAATTTTTAATCATCAATATGTAAATAGAGAAGCAAAAGTTATATCTACCCCTATAGCGGGACATACTGATATACAAGCTGGAGATATAGTTATATTACATCATAATGTATTTAGAAGATGGCACAACGTTAAAGGTGTAGAAAAAAATAGTAGAAGCTATTTTGATGAGTCTACTTATTTTGTAAACCACGATCAAATATTTTTATATAAAAGAAATAATAAGTGGTTAGCTCCAAAAGGTTATTGTTTTGTAAAGCCATTAAAAGCTATAAACAAGTTTAACATAGAACAAGAAAAACCTTTGCAAGGTGTAGTTAAATACTCTGATGGTACTGTAAAGCTAAATGAACTTGTAGGTTTTACTCCTAATAGTGAATACGAGTTTATAGTTGATGGTGAAAGACTATATAGAGTTTTATCTAAATTTATTACAATTAAATATGAATATCAAGGAAACGAAGAAGAATATAATCCTAGCTGGGCGCAAGGCGGTTAATGAGCTGATTAAAGTTGCAGAAGAAAAGATTATTACAAATACAGAAGATGATGTATCAGCTGATAGATTAAAAAACGCAGCAGCTACTAAAAAACTAGCTATATTTGACGCATTTGAAATACTTAACAGAATCCAAGAAGAAGAGAACCTGCTTGAGGGAAAAACACCTGAAGAGGCAAAGAAAAAAGTCTTTAAAGGATTCGCAGAAGGCAGATCTAAGTAATGTACGAGCAAAGTTTAGTTAAAATAATAGAACCTATTAAACGCACGACTATTAGTCGGCTTAACAAATCTAAAAAATGGAAATATGGATACAATAAAGAAAACGATATCGTTATTATATCAAAAACTGGTAGAATTGGGAAGATACTTGAAATACAAGGGTTGCGCATTGCTTTGCCAATGGAACCAGTGCACGTGCACACCAACGCCAAAGGCAAGTGGCAAAAAATAGAGTACCCAAAAGAATTAGGTAGATTAAAAAATATATTTGATTGGAGAGCTTATCCTGAAGATCAAAAAGAAAAATGGTTTGATTATATAGACGAAGAGTTTAAACGAAGAGATGAAGGGTTTTGGTTTACAAATAATGGTGAACCAACCTATATAACAGGTGCTCATTATATGTATCTTCAATGGAGTAAAATAGATGTAGGTGCGCCTGACTTTAGAGAAGCAAATAGATTATTTTATATATTTTGGGAAGCTTGTAAAGCAGATAAAAGATGTTACGGCATGTGTTACCTTAAAAACCGTCGTAGTGGTTTTTCTTTTATGAGTAGCGCTGAAACAGTTAATTTAGCTACTATTTCAAGTGATAGTAGATATGGTATACTATCTAAAACAGGTGCTGATGCTAAAAAAATGTTTACAGATAAAGTAGTACCTATTAGTATTAACTACCCGTTTTTCTTTAAACCAATACAAGATGGTATGGACAGGCCAAAATCAGAGCTTGCGTATAGAGTACCAGCTAGCAAATTTACACGTAAAAAAATTACAGCTAACGAACAACTAGAAGATATACAAGGATTAGATACTACTATTGACTGGAAAAATACAGGTGATAATAGTTATGACGGTGAAAAGTTAGCATTATTAGTACATGATGAAAGTGGTAAATGGGAAAGACCTGATAATATATTAAATAACTGGAGGGTAACAAAAACATGTTTACGATTAGGTAGTAGGATTATAGGTAAGTGCATGATGGGTTCAACCTCAAATTCATTAGATAAAGGTGGAGAAAATTTTAAAAAATTATACAATGCATCAGATGTCACTAAGCGAAATAGAAATGGTCAGACAAAATCTGGTTTATATTCTTTGTTTATCCCAATGGAATGGAACTACGAAGGATTTATTGATGAGTACGGAGTTCCAGTATTCGTTACTCCTGACATCGACGTGTTTGCCCCAGATGGTGAACTAATAGATATAGGTGTAATAGATCACTGGCAGAACGAAGCAGAAGGTTTAAAAGGTGATCAAGATGCTTTAAATGAGTTTTACAGACAGTTTCCAAGAACTGAAGAACACGCATTTAGAGATGAAACAAAAAATAGTATATTTAACTTAGTTAAATTATACGAACAAATTGATTACAACGAAGAAATGTCTAGAACGTTAGGCGTTACTACTGGAAATTTTCAGTGGGTTAATGGAGTAAAAGATACACAAGTTATTTATTACCCTGATCCAAAAGGTAGATTTAAACTTAGCTGGGTTCCACCTCAGCAATTACAAAATAGAGTGGTACTTAAAAACGGTATAAAATATCCTGGTAATGAACACATGGGAGCATTTGGTTGTGACTCTTATGATATATCAGGGACTGTAGATGGTAAAGGTTCTAAAGGAGCATTACACGGCTTAACCAGGTTTAGTATGGAGGACGCTCCTGCGAATAGCTTTTTTTTAGAATACTTGTCGAGACCACCTACAGCTGAAATATTCTTTGAAGATGTGTTAATGGCTTTAGTTTTTTATGGCATGCCAATACTTGCAGAGAACAACAAGCCTCGACTTTTATATTATTTAAGAAGAAGAGGTTATAGAGGTTTTAGTATGAATAGACCTGATAAAGTTTGGAATAAACTATCAACAGCAGAAAAAGAAGTAGGTGGTATACCAAACTCTAGTGAAGATATAAAACAAGCTCACGCAGCAGCTATTGAAATGTATATACAAAATCATGTAGGCATGAAGCAAGATGGTAGTTTTGGAGATTTATATTTTAATGAGCTATTAAATGATTGGGCTAAGTTTGACATAAATAAAAGAACAAAGTTTGATGCGTCTATAAGCAGCGGCTTAGCTATAATGGCAAATAATAGACATTTATACGCTCCAAACGTTAAGGTTGAAAAACCAAAATTAAACATAAATATTTCCAAGTATAGTAATACTGGAACTAATTCACAAATAATAAAATAATATGGCATATTCTAGTAAACGTTATTTTCCAAGCCAAACCGTGAGCGATGCTGAAAAGCTTAGTTACGATTATGGTTTAAAAGTAGCTAAAGCTATAGAAGCAGAATGGTTTCATGAAGATAGAAGTACTAATAGATATAGAAGCAATTTAAAAGATTTTCATAAATTAAGGTTGTATGCTAGAGGCGAACAATCAATACAAAAGTATAAGGATGAGTTATCTATAAACGGTGATTTGTCCTATTTAAATTTAGACTGGAAGCCAGTGCCTATTATATCTAAGTTTGTAGATATAGTTGTAAATGGTATGTCAGAAAAAATGTATGATATAAAAGCTTTTTCTCAGGATCCATATGGCGTTAGTAAACGTACAGCATATATGGAGTCTATGTTAAGAGATATGCGTACAAAAGAATTAAATGAATTTTCTAAACAAGCTTTTGGTATAAAATTATCTGCTCATGAAGAAGAAAAATTACCTGATTCTGTAGAAGAGTTAGGGCTTCATATGCAGCTTACATATAAACAAGCTTCAGAAATAGCAGAAGAGCAAGCTATAAACACTTTGTTAGAAGGAAATAAGTATGATTTAATAAAGAAAAGATTTTATTATGATTTAACAGTACTTGGTATTGGTGCTGTTAAAACTAGTTTTACAACTTCTGAAGGTGTAGTTGTAGACTATGTTGATCCAGCTAACTTAGTTTACTCTTATACTGACTCACCTTATTTTGAAGATATATATTATGTTGGTGAAGTAAAGTCTATACCTGTAAATGAATTAGCAAAACAGTTTCCTCATTTAACAGGAGAAGATCTTGAAGATATAATGAAAAATAAAAATTATAATAGAAATAATTATAATACAAGATATTCTGTAGATAAAGAAGATGTTAATACAGTACAAGTTTTATACTTTAACTATAAGACTTACATGAACGAGGTTTACAAAATAAAAGAAACTGGTACTGGCGCTGATAAAATAATACCTAAAGACGACACTTTTGATCCACCTGAAAACAAAGAAGGTGGTTATTCAAGATTATTAAGATCAATAGAAGTTTTATATGATGGCGCTTTAATTTTAGGTACTAAAAAATTGCTTAAATGGGAAATGGCTAAAAACATGCTAAGACCAAAAAGCGATTATACTAAAGTTAAAATGAATTATAATATAGTTGCGCCTAGAATATATGATAATAAAATTGATTCATTAGTAAAACGTATTACTGGTTTTGCAGATATGATACAGTTAACACATTTAAAAATACAACAAGTGATGGCGCGTATGGTACCAGACGGTGTTTATTTAGACGCTGATGGTTTAGCTGAAATAGACTTAGGTAATGGAACTAACTATAATCCACAAGAAGCTTTAAACATGTTCTTTCAAACTGGATCTGTAATTGGTAGATCGTTTACTTCTGAGGGTGATATGAATCCAGGTAAAGTACCTATTCAAGAAATTACATCTGGTAGTGGTGGTAATAAAATGCAGGCTCTTATAGGTAATTACAATTATTATCTACAAATGATAAGAGATGTAACGGGGCTTAATGAAGCTAGAGATGGTAGCATACCAGATAAAAACGCTTTAGTAGGTGTACAAAAATTAGCGGCAGCAAATTCAAATACAGCAACAAGACATATATTACAGGCGGGTTTATTTTTAACTGTAGAAACTTGCGAAGCTCTTTCTCTTAGAATATCAGATATATTAGAATATTCTCCATCAAGAGACGCTTTTATGCAAGCTATAGGCGGTCATAATTTAGCAACTCTTGAAGAGCTTTCTAGTTTACATTTATATGACTTTGGTATATTTTTAGAATTACAGCCTGATGAAGAAGAAAAGTTAATGCTTGAAAACAATATACAAATGGCATTGCAGCAAAAAACTATAGATTTAGAAGACGCTATAGATGTTAGAGAAATAAGAAACGTAAAATTAGCTAATCAAGTTTTAAAGATTAGAAGAAAAAAGAAAATGGCTAACGACAGAATGGTGCAACAACAAAATATACAAGCACAGGCTCAAGCTAACGCACAAACACAACAAGTAGCTGCTCAAGCTGAGGTACAAAAAAATCAAGCTAACACACAAATGCAAGCTCAATTAGAACAAATGAAAGCTCAAATAAAAAATCAACAAATGGAGCTAGAAGTTCAGCATAAAATGAAATTAATGCAATTTGAGTTTGAAATTAATCAACAGCTACAGCAAATGAACATGCAGAGTATTGATATGAAAGAAACAATGAAAGAAGATAGAAAAGATGAAAGAACTAGAATGCAAGCTTCTCAACAAAGTCAACTTATAGATCAAAGAAATAATAAAAAACCACCTAAAAACTTTGAGTCTTCAGGTAATGATATATTAGGTGGTGACTTTGGACTTGGAAAATTTGAGCCTAGTTAAAATTTATTAATTATTATTATATTATATTATGGAAGAAAACAAAGAAAACGTAGTTGAAGAAACTACACAAGATAATGTTACTAAAGTTGAGATTAAAAATACTCAAGAAGAAGAAAACATTGTAAAAGTAAATTTAGATAAACCAGTAAAACCAGAAGAAAATGAAACTAAAGAAGATAACGCTGACGACAGCGGAGTGGTTGCAAAGTCTGAAAACACCGAGTCCACAGAAAAACAAGAAGAAGTACAACCGGAAGCAGAAACACAAGAAACCCCAGTATTAGAAGAAATTACTGAAGATTCTACTGAAGAAGCCGTTGCTGAAGTAGAAGAAAAAATTGAAGAAGCTGTAGCTGAAGCAGAAGCAACCGGTAAACCATTACCAGAAAATATTCAAAAGTTAATGGATTTTATAGAAGAAACTGGTGGTGATTTAAATGATTATGTTAAGCTTAATCAAGATTATAGTAAATTAGACAATCAAGATTTATTATATGAATATTATAGGCAAACAAAGCCTCATTTAAACACAGAAGAAATTAACTTCCTTATGGAAGATTCGTTTTCTTATGATGAAGAAGCTGATGAAGATAAAGATATACGAAGAAAAAAATTAGCGTTAAAAGAGCAAGTTGCCAGCGCTAGAGCCCACCTGGAAGGGCAAAAATCCAGATACTATGAAGAAATTAAAGCTGGTTCAAAGCTTACGCCTGAACAACAAAAAGCTATGGATTTCTTTAATAGATACAACAAAGAATCAGAAGCAAATCAAAAAATAGCAGAAAAACAAACGCGTACTTTTTTAAATAAAACAAGTAATGTTTTTAACGATAAGTTCAAAGGTTTTGAATACAATGTCGGTGATAAAAAATACAGGTTTAATGTAAACAATGCTAATGAGGTTAAAGAAGCTCAAAGCGATATTAATAATTTTGTCAAAAAGTTTTTGAATGAAAATAATGAAATGTCAGATGCAGCGGGTTATCATAAATCTTTATACACAGCAATGAATGCTGATGCTATTGCAAAACACTTTTATGAACAAGGTAAAGCTGATGCTATGAAAGACAGCGTTGCTAAAGCTAAAAATGTTAATATGAATCCAAGACAAGCTCATGGACAAATATCTGCAGATGGTATAAAAGTAAAAGTATTAGGTGATAATTCTTCTGATTTTAAGTTTAAAATTAAAAACAATAAATAACAATTAAAAATTTAAAATTATGGCAATTACTGCAGGAGGTAGTTTAAATAGTGTACCCGCTCCAATAAAGCAAACACTACAAAACAACTATCTAGATTTAGCGTCAACAGCGGGAGCTGGATGGGCGCAACAATATGTACCAGATCTAATGGAGAGAGAAGCTGAAGTGTTTGGTCCTAGGACTATTTCAGGTTTCTTATCACAAGTTGGAGCTGAAGAAGCGATGACTGCTGACCAAGTTGTTTGGTCTGAGCAAGGTCGTTTACACTTATCTTATTTAGGACACGTTCACTCTACTGCTGGTGGTGCTGATTCAACGTCTCAAATAGATATTATTTCTGATATTGATGGTAACACTGACGTAGCGTCTGGTAATCACGGTATAAGAGTTAATGATACTGTTATTATTTCTGATCCTACTAACGGTGTTAAAAAAGGTTTAGTAGTAACAGTAGCAACTGATAGAATTGATGTAGCTGTATATGGTGCTGCAGCTTTATCAGGTACAACTTCTGGTAGCGCAACAACTGTATTAGTTTATGGTTCTGAGTTTCCAAAAGCTTCAAAGTACTTTACAGCTGCTGGTACAGGTACAGCTGATGGAAGAGGAGCTAACGAACCTTCTTTCAAATCATTTAACAACAAGCCAATCATAATGAAAGATTACTACGAGGTATCAGGTTCTGACGCTTCTAGAATTGGTTGGGTTGAAGTTTCTTCTGAAGGAGGTGCTTCTGGATACTTATGGTATTTAAAAGCTGAAGCTGACACTAGATCTCGTTTCACTGACTACATTGAAATGGCAATGTTAGAAGCTGAAAAAGGTGGAGCTGGTAATGACCTTACTGAAGAAGCTGGTGTTATGAGCGACGGTAACGTTACTGCCAATGATACTACTAAAAACACGGGTACTGAAGGTTTATTCTCTGCTATTGAAACTAGAGGTAATATCACTACTGGTGTTACTGGTGTTAACGCGGCAACTGATTTAGCTGAGTTTGACGCTATATTAGCTGAGTTTGATAAGCAAGGTGCAATTGAAGAGTACATGATGTTTGTTAACAGATCAACTAGTTTAGCTATTGATGATATGTTAGCTTCAATGAACTCTTATGGAGCTGGTGGTACTTCTTACGGAGTATTTAACAACTCTGAAGATATGGCGCTTAACTTAGGTTTCTCAGGTTTCCGAAGAGGTTCTTATGACTTCTATAAGTCTGACTTTAGATACTTAAATGACAAAGCTACTAGAGGTGGTATTAACTTAACTGCTGGTGCTAACGCACTTAGAGGAGTTATGATACCTGCTGGTACTTCTACTGTTTATGACCAAAATGTTGGCGCTAGTATGAGACGTCCTTTCTTACATGTAAGATATAGAGCTTCTCAAACTGATGACAGAAGAATGAAGACTTGGGTTACTGGTTCGGTTGGTGCTGCTACATCTGCTTTAGATGCAATGCAATTACACTTCTTATCAGAAAGATGTTTAATTACTCAAGGTGCTAATAACTTTATGTTATTAAAATAAACACTTTTTAAAAGACCGGGGCTTCGGCCTCGGCCTTTTATTTTATTAATTTTATTATATATTATATTATGGCAAAAAAACAAGAAACAAAAAAAGAGGTAGAGGTACCTGTTGTTGAAACACCAGTTGTTGAAACACCAAAACCTAAAAAAGTTGAACCTAAAAAAGTTGAAAACAAAAAAACTAACTGGGAGGTAAGAGATAGAGTATACAAACTAAAAGGCAGTAAAAAACCTTTAAGTTATATGTTAAAAACTTCTAATGTTTATTATTTTGACGAAGAAAAAGGTTATGAAAGAGAATTAAAATACTGTCAAAATCAAAGAACACCATTTGTAGATGAAATGGTAGGAGATCAAAGATTAGAGCATATAGTTTTTAGAAGTGGTAATTTATTTGTTGAAAAAGAAAAAACTACTTTACAAAAATTATTATCTTTGTATCATCCTCATAGAGAAAAAATATACGAAGAGTTTAACCCTGTTGCTATAGCTGAAAACCAAATAGAATATTTAGAGTTAGAAGCTGACGCGATACTAGCTGCCAGAGAAATGGATATAGATATGGTAGAAGCTATACTACGTGTAGAAAAAGGTTCTGAGGTGTCTAAGATGAGTTCTAAAGAGCTTAAAAGAGATTTATTAGTATTTGCTCGAAATAATCCTGCTTTATTGTTAGAATTAGCTTCTGATGATAATGTTCAACTTAGAAATTTTGGTATTAAAGCAACTGAACTTGGTATTATTAAATTATCTAATAATCAAAGAAATTTTTTATGGGGATCTAACGATAGAAAATTAATGACAATACCATTTGATGAGCATCCTTATACAGCTTTAGCCGCTTGGTTTAAAACTGATGAAGGTATGGAAATATATTCAAATATAGAAAAACGATTAAATTAATCAAACTGTAGAGCGGTCGCCCTACGGGGCGATCGTAACTACAATAAAAAAAAATTATGACGGTAAGTATAGATACAGTATATCAAAGAGTTTTAACACTAGCAAGTAAAGAACAAAGAGGATATATAACGCCTCAAGAATTTAACTTGTTAGCAAATCATGCTCAAATGGAAATATTCGAGCAATACTTTTATGATGTAAAACAATTTAACAGAATACCTGGTAATGCAACTGAGTATTCTGATATGCTAAATATATTACACGAAAAAATTGGTTTGTTTGAAGAAGAAGAAGATAACGCTTGGATGATAACCAATATGCCAACACTTCCAGCGCCGTTGCAAAGCTACATGCAGATACCAAGCGAAATATACAAAATTGGTACTGTGAGAATAGGTGATAATCAAGTTGAGTTAATGAATACTAAAGATTTTGACGCTGCTATGATTTCACCACTAACTGCTCCAACTAACAGTAGACCTATAGGCACTTTGACAAGCAAAGGCTTAAGAGTAGCTGTGGCAAAAAATGAGTTTGCAACTCCAGGTGATTTTACAATGAACATAAGTTATATAGCTAGACCTGCTGAAGTACAATGGGCTTATGTTGTTGTTAATGACAAGCCTTTGTATAATCCTAACATAGCTGTAGATTTTGAACTACATCAATCTGAAGAAACAGAGTTGGTTTATAAAATATTAAAATTAGCTGGTGTAAACTTAAAATCACCAGAAATGATACAAATAGGTCAAACACTAGAACAAACTCAAAATCAATTAGAAAAACAATAACATATGGCATTAGTAAATAGTACACAACAAGCATATTATGATGGTAATGATTTTGGTAACTATCAATTTGTTTCATTAAAAGATATAATAAATCAATTTATGTTAATATATGTTGGCGAAGATAAAATAATTCAAAAAGCAAAAAGACTAGATGTTGCTTTTCATGCTCAAAGAGCTTTAGCTGAATTATCTTTTGATACATTTAAATCTCATAAATCACAAGAAATAGAAGTTCCAGCAACTTTGCAAATGATACTACCGCAAGACTATGTTAACTATACTAAAATATCTTCCGTTGATGATGCTGGTATACAACACCGGCTATATCCTGTTAAAGATACTTTAAACCCTATGTTAAACCCATTACAAGACAGTGATGGTAATTTTAAATTAGAAGCAGAGGGTACAATTGCTAGTGGTAGTGATAGTATAACATTAACTAATAGAACAGAAAATGTTTTAGTTGGTATGGCTGTTACTGGTTTAGATATACCAGATGATACTACCGTTGAATCTGTATCTCATGCTACTAGCTCTACTACTATTACAATTACAAACAATGCTACCGCTGACGCTACTGTTATATTACAATTTGCAAATACTAATGGTTCTTTATTAACACCTGAAAACGCTACTCATGTAGTTGGTGATTTAGACTGGACTAGTGGTGGTAATACCATAACCGCTAATAGTGTTTCTGATATTTCTAGCTTAGAAATAGGTATGTTAGTATATCATGAAGATTTTCCAGTTGGAACTAAAATAGCAAACATTACTACAACGACTATATTATTAGATCAAGACGCTACAGATGATATGGCTGCTAATGCTGGTCAAGTAGTTTTTGTTGATCTTGATAAAGATACTAACACTTGGTCAAAATATAAATCTGCAACACCTTCTGAAAACAGTATTAACAATGACGATTACGAAGACGATATATATTGGCCAAATGAAGGTGGTAGATATGGGCTAGAACCTTCTTATGCTCAAGTTAATGGTAGTTTTTATATAGATTTAAACAATGGTAAAATACATTTTAGTTCTAATATATCTGGAAAAACAGTTGTATTAGAATATATAAGCGATGGTTTAGGTACAGAAGACGAAATGAAAGTACATAAGTTTGCTGAAGAAGCAATGTATAGATCAATACTACACGCTGTTGCTTCTGGTCGTGTACAAACACAACAATTAGTACCAAGACTTAAAAAAGAAAAATTTGCGGCTGTAAGACAGGCTAAATTAAGATTATCAAATATTAAACTAGAAGAATTAACTCAAATACTTAGAGGTAAATCTAAGTCGATAAAACACTAGCACATGCCAGAGATTAAACATCAGTTTACCGGTGGTAAAATGGAAAAGGATCTTGACGAAAGATTAGTTCCAAACGGTCAATATAGAGATGCAATGAATGTACAAGTTGCAACTTCAGAAGATTCTGATGTTGGTACTATTCAAAACATACTAGGTAATTCAAATATTAGAATAAGTTATTTAGATAGAAATACCCAAGAAGCTGTATTTTTAAATATAACAAATGCTAAAGTTATAGGTGCTATTGCTGATGAAAAACAAGATATGTTATATTATTTGTTATGGACACAAGACCGTAACTTTATAATATCTTACAAAAGAAACGATGCTATTGCTAAAATTATTTTTATAGATGATAAAACTAGAGTTGATAGCAATGGCGATCAAATACCTTCTGTTTTAAAATTTGATCCTGAATATACCGTTACCGGTATAAACATTATAGATGATATGATATTTTGGACTGACAATAATTCAGAACCAAAAAAAATAAATATTCCACGTTCTATTTCTGGAACACCTCATTTTGATCACACACAATTAGTTAATACAGCTTCTGGTATAGGTGAGCCTATAAAAGAAGAACATGTAACTGTAATTAAAAGAGGACCAACTTCTCCTTTAAATATGTCTCTTGAGACTGATAGAGACCCAAGTTTAATATACACTGCTATTATAAAAATAAGTGATGGTTCTGATGTTAATTCTGTTGATAACAACGGTTTTGCTACTTTAGGTAATGATTTTTATGGTGCTGCATTTAATACTAATCCCTTTATAAATTTTTCTAATATAACAACTCAAGAAGGTAGTAATACATTTCAAGTACAACTACCTACTGCATTAAATTCTTTTGGTCAAGAGATAGATATTACAACCACAGCATCTCCAGACGGTTACGCGCCTGCTATAACAGGTTGGTTAGATCCAAATACTAATTTACCTAAAATAGGTACTAAAGTTGTTTTAAAAGAATATAGTGATGATGGTGATGTACCTGGAATACCAATTACAGATTTTACATTAAAAGGAGTTATAGAAGAAGCATACACTAGAGGTATAAAAATTAAAGTTACAGCCATAGACGGTTTTGCGCCAGTAGTACCACCTGGAGACACTGAGTTAAAATACGCTATAGATTTATATGAAGAAGATGAAAACCTATTTGAATTTAAATTTCCTAGATTTTCTTATAGATATAAATATGAAGATAGTGAGTATTCTACGTTTGCTCCTTTTACACAAGTAGCATTTATTCCTGGTTCTTTTGATTACCATCCTAGAAAAGGTTATAATCTAGGTATGACTAATAGATTACAAAAAGTTATTTTTAAAAACTTAATAACACAGTATACCCCTAAAGATGTAGTTTCTATTGATATACTATTTAAAGATGAGCCTTCTCCAAACATATATGTTGTAGATACCATAAGCCCTAATGATTACAATCCTGGTACTGGTAATTTATGGAATAATATTTTAAATAATCAAGCTGATTTTGTTATTGAAAAAGAAACAATAAATAGTGTTGTTCCTTCTAATCAATTGTTAAGGCCTTGGGATAATGTTCCAAGAAAAGCTCTTGCTCAAGATATTAGTGGTAGCAGAATAATATATGGAAATTATATTCAAAATTACAATCTTTTAACTAGCAACGAGCAAAAGTTTACACCTAACTTTGCTGTATCACTTCGTGGTGGTCCACCTACTGGAGTTAGTGCAACTAAATCTATAAAATCATTAAGAGAATACCAACTAGGTGTTGTGTTTATAGACGAGCACGGAAGAGAAACACCTGTTTTATCAAATACTTCTGGTACTATTAAGTTAGAAAAACAAGAAGCTGATAAAGGAAATAAAATTAGAGTTAAGTTAACAGAGTTTGAATACCCACAAGTACTATCACACTTTAAATATTTTATTAAAGAAACTTCTGGTGAATACTATAACATGGCAATGGATAGATTTTACCATGCAGAAGATGGTGGTATATGGTTGGCTTTTCCTTCGTCAGATAGAAATAAAATTGATATTGATACATTTTTAATATTAAAAAAAGGTACAGATAGTGATAATTTAGTTGAAGAATCTGCTAGGTATAAAGTATTAGCAATTGAAAACGAAGCGCCTGATTTTATAAAAACAGCAAAAAGACTAGCTGGTTCAGTACCTCATTTCACTACTTCTACCGATATATTTGGCACTGGATTAAATGAATCACCTCTTGTTGGTAATGATGAGTTTAAAATGAATTATTCTCCGTTCTTTGCAACTGCGGCACAAAATTTAGCTGAGTTTGCAGCAGAGCCTGGTAATAAACTATACATTGAGTTTGCACAACAATCAACTGATCAAAAATCAGATAGATATAGAATATCTTCAATAACTAATGATTGGGATGGTACATCAGGCACTGTAGATGATGCTAAGTACAGTATACAACTAGAAGAACAGTTGGGTGATGATGTTAATTTTATTACAGATGATCCAACAGGTGCAAATCCTACTAAAATAGAAAACGGTACTGTAGTAAATGTTTATAAATATGAAGTTGAAAACTCTCCTAAATTTGATGGTAGATTTTTTGTAAAAATATATTTTGACGAAACATTTAGAAATAATATAAGTAAAAGCTTTAAAGATGGTCTTGAATTAAGAACAACTCAAAGTAAAAGAATTTATATTATGAAGCCTGGTGATACGCACTATGATAAGAACGCAAGAGATTTAAATCATTTATTAGTAAACAACCACCCTCACACGTCTGGATATGGTAATAGTCTTTGGAGTTTCAACCATGCAAATGATGCTATGATGGGTTATTATACTTTTCACAAATTTCATGCTTTTGCTTTTTATTTTAGAAGATATCAAATGCTTGAGAGATATGCTGGGCCTAATACATTTTCTAGATTATTTCATTTAGAAAAAAGTAGTAGTAACCCAATTTACATTGATAAAGATGGTCAAGGTTGGGATAAACATCCAAAAGCAGTTGAAGAATTTGGAAATGTTCCTTGGAGTTCTTGGTCAGGAGATGGTGATAAAATACTTCGAGTAGGTGTAAATAGTGGTACACCTGGATATACCGCTAATTTTTTCGGTAATGTTGTTTTGCCAAGCCTTGGTAATATTGAACTTTCTTTTAACGAAGACGTTACACATGTTTTAGAATCTGATGATTCTGCTAGAGATACAGAAGTTTGGTTTATAGACGGAGGTCCTTATGCTGGTAATAGAAGTTCTAGTAACGGTTTATATTGGGGTGGTATTACCACTCATAGTCCACCTAAAGACGCTCCAGGTTTACAAGAATATGGTAGTGGTTATAATATGACACTTGCTTTTGGAGGTATAAGAGGTTCTGATCCTGGTAATCAAGGATATCCAGGTGACGATGGTATTACTTCAACTAGTGGATTTTTTAATATCGCAAACTGGAACGCTACTACAAACGCTGATGTAAATCCTAATTACAACACGTCTGATGTAGAAAATTTTGTTAGAAACATTAATCCTGGTTTTAAATTTAGGTGGAAAGAAGATCCAAATCAAACAATATATACTATAGCTGGTGGCGTTAGTGAAAATTACGATAGATTAATAAGACATAGTCCAAATAAAGAAAATAAAATCCACGTTGGTGGTACTGGAAGCGGAGCAACAACAACAACTGGAATGTTTGCTTTTCAAGACACGGTTCCTGTAGATGAAAAGCTTTCTATGGCTGAACACTTAAGTTTTAATTTTACAAAAGGTTGGAGAATAACCGGTATAGAACCTGCGTTAACTTGGGACCCTACAACAGAAGGCCAAATACCAGGTGGACTTGATATATCTTTAAACGCTATTAATAGCGCTGGTGGAACAACTGGTGGTAATACAGTTCAAGGTAGCACAATAAGTGAATTTATAACTATATATGTAAAAGAGTTATCTGGTACAGACGCTACAACAGATGAAACAGCTACTATTCACGAAGGCATGGCTTTAAAAAAATATACTACAGGAGGTTCTGCTAATGATTTACAAAGTCATTTAGGTAGTAATGCAAATGAATTTTTAGTTATTACAAAAATAAATAAAATCACAAGTGGAGTTGCTCCTAACGTGGTAACTTATTATGAGTTGTTATTAGGAGGATATGACAAACCTGTTTTACAAACTACACACACTACAATAACAACAACTAAAATACCTACAATTGGACAGCCTTATCAATTTGTTCAAGTTGGTATGAATGGTTGGAGTCCTAATTCAGAATTTAATGTAAATGTTTCTTGTGGTGATTTATCTTGGACAGCTGCATCTTGTAAATTAGGTAAAATTGGAGCTGTAGGTTATACATTAGAGTTTGTAGATGAGCTAGAACAAGAAGAGGTATTATCAGAAAACCCTGCAATATTTGAAACAGAACCTAAAGAAACAAAAGACTTAGATATATATTATGAGGCTAGCGCTGCAATACCAATAAAAGTTAATAAAGATAATATACACGAAGCTTTTCCTATAGGAACTGTATTATACGGCTTATCTGGCTTTACTCTTACAGCTTCTAAATTAATTGGATATGATGGTGTAAAATTAATTTTTGATCAACCTCTTACTTCTACTATAGGTGCTGCCGCGCCATTTTTTAGACCTGATGGATCAATTATAGAAGTTGAGGTTATTTCTATTGATAATAGCACTAACACAGTAGAAGTTGATCTTGAAAACTATCATACAAATAACTTTATTTTAGACTGGCATAATTGTTTTGCTTTTGGTAATGGTGTTGAATCAAATAGAATTAGAGATAATTTTAACTTACCATTTATATCTAACGGTGTAAAAGTTTCTACAACTCTAGAAACAGAATATAAAGAAGAGCATAGAAAATACGGTTTAATATACTCAGGCTTATACAACTCTACAACAGGTGTAAATAATTTAAATCAATTTATACAAGCTGAAAAAATAACCAAAGATGTAAACCCTGTATACGGTAGTATTCAAAAGCTCCACGCAAGAGATACCGATTTAATAGCTATTTGTGAAGATAAAGTTTTAAAAATATTAGCAAATAAAGACGCTGTGTTTAACGCTGATGGAAACGCGCAGTTAACCGCAAACGAAAGAGTTTTAGGTCAAACAGTTCCTTATGTGGGCGAATATGGTATATCAACAAATCCAGAATCATTTGCATCAGAATCTTATAGAGCTTATTTTACAGATAAAGTTAGAGGCGTCGTGTTAAGATTATCAAGAGATGGTTTAACACCTATATCAGATGCTGGTATGAAAGATTGGTTTAGAGATAATTTTAAATTAGCAACTAAAGCTATTGGTAGTTTTGATGATAGAAATGATGAGTATAATATTAAACTACAAATAGAAAAAAAGGGTGTTGATGAATCTAAAGTTTTAAGTTTTAATGAAAAAGTTAAAGGATGGGTTAGTTTTAAATCTTTTACAAAAATGCAGTCAGGTATTAGTATGGGTAATGATTATTATACTTTTGATGATTTAGGTATGTTATATAAGCATTATGACGAAGAGCAAGATAGAAATACTTTTTATGGAACACGTGAGCCTTCTTCTTTTGAAGTTGTATTAAATGACGAACCTTCTGCTATTAAAAACTTTAACACATTAAATTACGAAGGTACTCAAGCAAAAGTAGATAAGTTTACCTTTGAAACAAAAAATTTACCTTATCAACCACAAACAGATTATACTGATCAAAAATATTATAATTTATTTGATAAAGAAGGTTGGCTTGTAGAGTCTATTATAACAGATAAAGAAGACGGCTATGTTAAAGAGTTTAAAGAAAAAGAAGGTAAATGGTTTAATAACATTAGAAAAAATGTTGAGCTAGATTTATCAAAAGCAGATACAGCTGATTTTACTTTTCAAGGTTTAGGTTTTTCTAGCAGTATAGCTTTAGCTCAAGGTTCTGGCACTTCACCTGCTTGTCCAACACCTACTTTTAGTTATAATATTAGATCAGGTCTTGGCTTTTTAATACCAGATCCTGTTGCTATAAACGGTTATGAAAGTTATACTTGGTTGTTAACTTCTCCAACTGGAGCTCTTGATGTTGGTGGATCAATGGGCATGAGTGCTTCTTTTTCATATCAAGATATAGTTAATGAAGGATCCGGAAGATGGACATTGACAGTAGATTTTGTGTGGCCACAAGGCATATATACATGTCAAAGTATAGCTGTGTTTGAACCTATACTTGGGTGTACTAATCCTAATGCTACTAATTATGATCCTAATGTAAACGTTGATGATGGAAGTTGTGTTATACCAACTGGTATAGTTTATGGTTGTACTAATCCTTCTGCTAGTAATTACGATCCAAATGCTACGGTAGATGATGGTTCTTGCGTGTTTGCCGGACCACCACCACCTCCAAGTGATAACGGTCAAGCAGATGATGATGCTGTAGAAACACGAGGCGAAACAAGAAGTGAAACAATTGTAGAGCCTAAAGCTTTACCTGCGGCTACACTAGCAAAACCTACGCCAACAAAAGCACTGCCGAAGAAACCAATAAAAGGAAAAACTTTATTTGGTAGAGAAATAAAACCTTCTAAATATTAAAAATAATATTAATGATAACACTAACTTTAAATACAGATAAAAAAATAAATATATCTTTGCAAGTTGGAGATGCTATTTATGCAAGAGGTACTGAAACACAACCAGGCGCTGATGATTCTCAAGCAACAGTTGGTTTTAATTCTATAGACACTGGCTCGCCTCAATTAGTTGGTATATTAAGAAGAATACAAGTTTCTCAAAATATAAATGCTTTTCAGTATTTGTTAGATGTTGACGACCAGGAAATAGCTAGTATGGGTTTTAACCCGTATTATCCTAACGCTAATGATTTTATAATGTTTTCAAAATGGGATCAATCTGCTGGCAATGTTAAAGGGTATTATGCTAAAGCTAAATTTGTAAATAATTCTCCAGAAAAAGCTGAATTATTTATGGTTGGAAGTGAAGTAACTATAAATAGTAAATAATATGTCATATACAGATAATAAACAACCTTTTTTAAAAATAAAAAACGGCGTAAAAGCTCCGGCTGGTTTTCATTATATGCCTAATGGAAAATTAATGTCTGATGCTGATCATATTGCTATGTTTGGTTATATTGAAAAGAAAGTAAAAAACATAAGTGTAGATACAACTGATGTTAGTGTTTTTGGTGAAAATAGAAGTTTTTCAATAACTACAGATGCAGGCGCTATATTAAGTATTGAAATATATGAAGGTAATAATTATTACAATTTTAAAAATAAAACCTTTTCAACAACAAAATATAGATTAGAAAAAGTAGAATCTAATGGTACTTATAATTTTTCTGTAAAATTTCCTAATAATGAAGGTGGAAGTTTAAAAACGTACTATTTAAATATTTATGCAGAAACAGCTTTTAATATAAAAACAAAACATGCTGATCATATTGAAGCTGTATTTCCAGATGGCACTATAGATTTAAATAATAGTGTAGGTTCTAAATCTGATATAGTACAAAAAATTCTTTATCAAGATACAGTAAAACAAATTAAATTATCTTGTGTTGCGCCTTCTTTATATTTAACAAGTACTAGTACTGTAAATGGCGCTACAAGTAGTTCTAATAGAATAGTTGTAGATGGTCAAACTTTAGCCGGTAACCCTCATTTATACGCAATAGGTGATAAAGTAACTGGTACAGGTATAGCCGCGTCAGTACATGCTATAATAACTAAAATAAACCCAGATAATAATGATGCAAACGAATTTGAAATATCTGTTGCAGATAGCGCTACAAATGATGATACACTAACTTTTACTCCACCGTTTAATGGCATGACGCCTCATTACACTGAAAGTGCTACTGGTGCTTTTACTTCTGATAATTTAGCTTCAGGTAAAAATACAAAATTAAAATTTACTATAACCTGTACAGCTCTTTCTAGTAGAACATTTAGTATTATTAAAACACCAACAATAGAAGATTTATGCGCTGTTAAACTTGTTACTTTTGGCGCTAGTGCTAATGCTATTGAAGGAGAAAATACAAGTAGTGATACTGTTTTTCATAGATTTCCCGTTAATAATATTGCTGGTTTAAGAGAAGGTATGGTTTTAGACCCAGCAAGAAGTGGTACTGGAGCTAACACTACACATAAGGCTAGAATAAGTGAATATAGAACTAACGTTACAATACAAGAAATTGTTGAAAATAAATACTACACTGATTTTAAAGATATAGAAATACAAGATGTATACAAACCAGGCGTTGATCCTCTTCATAACGATGTATCTACTATAGATAGAACTGGTGCTGTTACAGCTCAAGCTGGTAATATAACATTTAACACGCAACAAGTTGATGCTTTAAAAGCAGATTCTAACGTTAGGATATTTGGTTATGGATCTGAAAATATAGAAGCTATAACAGGTGCTAAAGTTTATTTAAGTGATATAACTTTAACACCGACTCAAGTATCAACTGTATTAGAAAGTGCTAGTAGTAATAGCACGACACTTGTTGTTGCTGAAGCTGGTAATATATCAGTAGGCATGACAGTAAGAGGTGTTGGTATAGATGCTTCTGCAGCAAACCCAACTGTAGTATCTAAAAGCGTGGCAACTGGAAGTGCTAATGTTGTAGTTAGTGCTGCTCAAACATTAGAAAGTGGTCAAACTATATTTTTTGACGGAGCAAGTAACGTTATAACTATAACAGGTACTTTAGAAATAGAAAAAATGGCTATTAGCGATACTGTATTGTATTTTGATGTAGAACGCTTCTTAACAGCCCAATAAGTAAAAAAATAGTAAAAACTGTGATTATAAATAATAAAATAAATAAATATGGCTATAGGTGAAAAAATAAATTTTAGTCCTCTTAAACAGGCAAAGCCTCCTAAAGGTTTATCTGGCATGGCTATTGGTGGTATTGCTAGCGCTGTAACAGGTGTAGCTGGTGGACTATTTAATTACTTTGGCGGTAGAAAAGCTAGAAACGAAGCTGAAGAACAAAGAAAAGAAGCACAAGGACTTTTAAACGAACAAATAGCGGATTACCAAGATTTAGATACTAGTAATATATATGCTAACGTAAGAAATCCTTATGCTAGTATGGAAACTGAGTTTGAAAATGTATATGAAGATTTAACTGTTAACCAACAGCAAGCTCGATTTATGGCTGAGCAAGGTGCACAGCAAAGAGCAAATATAATGCAAAACTTATCAGGCGCTGCAGGTGGTAGTGGTATAGCTGCTTTAGCGCAAACTATGGCCAACCAAGGTCAATTAGCAGCTCAACAAGCTTCAGCATCTATAGGACAACAAGAAGCGGCTAATCAAATGGCGGCAGCACGAGGTGCGGCAAGCGTACAACAAATGGAAGCAGCTAGAGAACAACAAATACTTGCAGGCGAAGCTCAAGCAGAAAAAACTAGATTAGCTGGAGAAGAAGCAGCTAGAGGATTAGAATATCAAAAAACACAAAGCATGATGGAGTTAAGAGCAGGTCAATTACAATCAGCTGTCGATGCTAAGTTGCAAGCACAACAACAAATGTCATCAGGTATTTCAGATATTCTAGGTGGAGTTACAGGTGGTTTAAGTATGTTTGCGATGGGTGGTGGATTTGGCAAACCAAAAGGAAATAGATAAATATGGCAAAGAAAAAAACAACAACAACAGGTGGCGGTTTTTATAGGATAGGCCGTGCTTTAGGTGCTTCTGCAGCAGCAGAAACTACATCAGGTTATGTAGATATTAAACCTGCTATGAAAAACATAACAGATACTGCGACTATTTTAGCAAATAAAAGAGCTAAAAACGAAGCTAATTATAATAACTTTATGAGTGATAATCCAGTACCTGGGTTAACTGCTGAAAATAGAGCGTTTGCACTAAAAGTTTTTGACGGTGAAATTCAACCTTGGTTAAACGCAAGAACTGACGAATATAATAAAGCGGCTGCAATTGTATCTAATCAAAATGTAGATGTTAGTTCTAAACAATACCAGGATGCTGTTGATAAAATGAATTCAGTAAAAGCAGCTTTTACTAGTTTAGATCAACAAATAATGCAAATATCTGCTGATCAAAGTAAATATCATGGTCAAAACTGGAAAGCAGGTGGCTCTAACTCTGATGAACAAAATCAAAATATCCAAAATATAGTGCAAGGTAATTTTAAACTAGATGATGATGGAAACGGACTTAATCTTAGCATTGGAGAAGATGGTTTGTTGTATTCAAAGCAAGATGTTAATGCTTATGAAGATGGTAAGTATATAGTTAGTAGAAAAGTGCCTTATAGTGATTTAAGTTTTGGTAGCCAGTACACTGGTGTTTTAAGTAATTTAGTCAACCAAGAAATGAAAGAAGTAGGTGTTAACGCAGAAACTCATAAGGCAAGAGGAAAAAATGAATTCATAGAGTCAAAAGCTAGATTAGATGTGGAAGAACATGTTGAAAGCGTGTTAGGAAATGATCCTAACGCTGTTATTAATGAATTTTATCAAGGCAAAAACCCTATGATAGACATGTATATTGCGCAAGAAAAAGGCATTGAATATGGTAGTGATGAATGGTATGAGTTCTCAACAGGAAGAAAAAAATCACCTTCGTTTACTACTTGGTCATTATCTCCAAGTAATAAAGGAAAAAGTTTTAGCGATTATAAAAAAGAATATGGTAGTTTTGGCGCTAGAACAGGAAAAGGAAACAAAGAATATATGGAAAACTTTCAGTTATATAAAAGCCCTGAATTTGCAGAACAACTAAAAGAATATTATATAGATATGCAAACGCAAAATTTAAAAAATCATTATAATAATTTAAATCCAATGGCTGAAACTACTGCTACTACTACTACGGACAATTTAGGATAAATAAAATTAAATTAAAACATGAACGAAGAAATATTACAAAATATTTGGAATACATTAAGTAATGATCCTAACGTTGAAGTTAAAGCTCCAGACTTTGAAACTTGGAAAAATAACTTTGCCGAAAACGAAGAAATACAAACTAATGTATACAATTATCTTAAACAAAACAACCTAACACAAAGCGAACAGCAAGACTGGACAGCTAATGTAATGGGAAAGACAGAAGGCTCTCAGAAAACCGACGTGACTGCAGAGCCTCAAACAGTATCTACAGGTACGGAATCAACGTCGGAAGATACTTCTTTGGAGTTACAAAACAAAATGGTATTTAGTCAGAAAAAAAATAATGATGGTACTATAACTTTTAATTTTACAGATGGTACATCAAAAACATTAAAACAAAATGATAAATTAATAGAAAATTTGTCATATTCTTTTGGTGTAATGCCAGAAGTGAAAGTAGTGCCTAATAATATAGTAGAAGAAAAAGAAGAAGTTGAATATAAAGAAGGAGATCCTATAGCTGGACCTCCAGGAGGAGAAAAATCTTTTTTTCCAAAATTAGCAAAAAAAATACAAGGTTGGTTTACGAAAACAAAATCAAAACTTGATTTAGCTGTAGAAAACTACGATGTACAAGAACCTTTTAGCGATCAAGAAGTTAGCGATATAACTACAGATTTACAATTAATTCAGTCTGGAGGAGACAAGAAGATTAAAGAACTAGAAGCTAAGTTAAAACTAGCTAAACCTATGTCTCAAGAAGCTGCTGATATATTAAAAGAAATAGAAAGCATTAAAGCTGCTACTACTGAATCTAGGGTTGATCCAAAATTTAAATCTTATGAAAACAATATAGATATATTGCAAAAGCATAATAATAAAATAATGGAAATTACTGACAGAGTTGTTGCTACTGGCGGTGGTCAAAAAGAAGTTAACGAGCAAATAAAGTTTTACGAAAAAAATAATCCAGAGCAAACTAGAGTTAATACAGCTAAATATGAAACTGAAATTATTAATAAAGCTTTAAAAGAAATTTCTATAGCAAGAGAAGGTGATGATTATTCTGCTTTTAATATGGAAGGCGATGAAGTAACTGAATTAAACAAATTAGTAGAAAAACAAATAATAGAAGATCTTTCCATTAAAGAAATGGGTAGAGCTGCTGAAAAAAACTATACTCTTCAAGAAAAAGAACAAGTAATACTTAATGCAAAAAGTAAAGTTTTAAATTCTGAATATGAAAAAGCTAACGAAATATTTAATAGCGCTACTGTTGTTGATTTTAAAGATAGAGAAGAAAAACTAACACAGCGTATAGAAAAAATTCAAAATAACGCTAAAAAAGACGATGAAGGTAATATTTTGTTTGACAATCAACAAGATCTTAACACTTATAATAATTTATTAAAAGAATATAATGGTCTAAGTGATGAAAGAAAAAATATTAACGATATAATAAGCTCTGCTCAAACTAGACTGCAAGATATTAGTATTGAATTAGGCTATAATGCTATTGACCAAACTTTTGCAAACAACTTTAAAGTAACTAACCAGTACCAACAATGGAAAGATAAACATATAAAAGAAAGAGGTTTTTGGGGTGGAACTTACGATGCTATTGGTACACTAGTTCAAGAAGGCGTTAATATAGCTGCTGACGCAACTATAGGTACAAGCGTTTGGTTAGCTGGTTTAATGGATAATAAGTTTAATGAAGACGACAAATATTATAATGGTCATGACATGATTCAAGATTGGTATAAGAACTATGCTAAATATAATTGGACTGGAGTTTCAGATGCTGGCGCTGATATATTAGATGAAAACGGTAATTATACTATAAACGCTAGATCAACAAGTAAAACTATCGCTGAAATGTTACCGTTTACTATTGGTGTTATACTTTCTGCTAGAAAAGGTGATTTTAAACCAACAAAAAACCTATGGAACACTATTGCTCCTAATTTTTTGACTTCAAGTAAAGGTAAACAAACTTTAAGAATGATGGATGCCTCTTATAGAATGACTGTTAACGATAATTTTCATGAAGGAAAAGCTTTAGGTCTTGATGATTCAAAAGCATACGCGTTTAGCCACCTGGTTTCTTTAGGTACTGGTATATCTCAAGCAATAATGCCTGATATAAATTTTTTAGGTAGTGCTACTGGAAAAACACTGTTAAACGGTTTTGTAGCTAATTTAAAAGGAGCTACAACAAAAAAAGCAATAGGAGAAGCAACTAAAAGATTTACAACTAATATAGTTAAAGAGCTTGGAGAAGAAGAAACAGAGTTACTTTTTGGAGATATAGCTAAATACTCTGTTGGACTAGCACATTCTCCAGATATTTTAGATATTAGAACGCAAAAAGAAACTGTAGCCGCTACTTTAATGTTGTCTGGTAGTTTAGGTACAATAGGTACTGCTAATGACATTAAAAATACTAAAAAAGAAATATACAACCAGTACAAAACTAATGGTCAAGATATTATAAATCTTTTAGATGACAATTTAAAAGTTTCTGAAGGAAAATTAAAAAGAGCTAGAACTCAAAAATCTAAAGATATACATCAATCAACTATTGATCAAATTAATGATGCTAAAAACTACGGTCAAAGTATAATTAATGCAATTAACTCTTCACCTGAAAATGTTTCCGATGATCAAATAGACTTGTTAATAAAAAAACAAGAACTTGTAAATCAAAAACAAGGAAAAGACAAGGCTTTTTCTGTAGATATAGATAATCAAATAAAAGAAATTGACAAACAAATATCTGATTCATTAATTAAACAAACAGAAAAAAAGCAAACAGAAAAAATTAAAACTACAATTAAAACCGCTATAAAAGAAGGTAATTTAGAAGGCGGTGTAACTGAAGTAACTAGTCAAGAAATATCAGAAGGTTTGTTAGAAAGAGAAGCAGAGTTAAGAGCTGAAATTGATAATAGTAAAAATAAAAAAGAAAAAGCAGCTTTTGAATCAGAGTTAGATGCTATAAGTAAAGCTGATAAAGAATATGGTTTTATAGCGCAAGCAACTGATGGTAGTTTTGAAATATTTTTAAACAAAGATAAACCAATGACTGGTACCGCTGCTCATGAGTTTATGCACGCTGTATTAAATAAAACTATTGGTGCTAATAAAGTTACACAAGATAATTTAGGTAACGCATTAATTGAACATGCGTCAGAGCTTGGTGGAGACAAGAGCATATTAGGTAAAAGATTATCAGCTTACGGTAAGTATAATGAAAACAATGAATTTATAAGAGATGATAATTTTGGTGAAGAAGCTATAACTATAATGTCTGAATCTATTATAGATGGTAGTTTAAAGTTTGAAGAAAACTTTTTTACTAAAATTGGTGATATTGTTAGACGTTTTTCTCAAAATGTTTTAGGTAAAGAAATTACATTTGACACTGGAAGAGACGTTTATAATTTTGTAAAAGATTATAGTAAAAGTGTTAAAGAAGGAAAAATAAGTAAAGCTATATTAAAAGTAGCAAAAGAAGGCGCTAAAGGTAGATTAGTTGAAACTAAAGCTACTCCAGAAACTACTGTTAAAATGTCTAAAGATGCTTCTAACAAAGTTCAAGAAATATACGAAAAACAGGGCGAGGCTGGAGCTATGGATATAATAAATCAGTTTAAACCTATAGTTAATAAAATAGTAGATAAACGTAAAGATGCGCCTAATTTTGATAGACAACTATTAACAGATGAAATAGAAACTGGTAAGCGTGGTATATTTGATTTAATTAGGGAATATAAACCTGAGTCTGGTGTACCTTTAGCTGCTTATATAAATAAGTTTTTACCAGCAAGAGCTATTGAAGCATCGCAAAGAGTATTAGGTGAAGAATTTACACAAGATGTAACTGAAAAAGTAGATGTAGCAGCAGAAGAAGTTACTACAGAAGTTACAACTCGTAAGCCTAAAAAAATAGTTTTAGCAGATAAGTTAGGCGTTAAAGAAAAAGTTGATAAAGTTATTAAAGAAAAATTATCTAAGTTAGATATTAAAAATCTAAATTTTAAAACTTTAAAAGATCAATCACCAGAAATTACAGGTGAACTATTTGGTATATCTCCTAAAAAAATTATTAGCGGCGCTAATATTACTAAAGGAGAACTTCAGTCTGCTCAAATGTTTATTAATAAAAACGCTGATTTATTAATAAAAATGCTACCAGAAGGCACTACCGCAGGTGGTACAGCCACTGGGGTGCCTAGAAGTTTATTAAATGAATTTTATACAAAAGGCGAAAGAGCTAAAATGGCTAAAACAGGTACAAAAGCAGGTTTAACTGTTCAAGTTAAAAAACCAAATATAAGCAGAAAAGATTTTTTAAAAGTATTTGGAATTATAGACGGCAAACCAGACCGTACAGATAGAAATACATCGGCTAGAGTATTAGCACTAGCTAATATAACTGGTAAAATGATGACAAATCAAGCTGTTAGAGAGCAGCTAATAAAAGACAATGATCCATTAATGGCAGAAAACATAACAAGAATATCAGACGGTAAAACTTCTATTATGTTTAGTAAAAATGATGTTTTAAATATAGATCAAAATCCTGTGTTGAAAAATGTTTTTGGAGGCATAAACTCTTTGTTATCTAAAGAAGAACAAACTTTATTTCACGATAATTTACCAGAACTTGTTTCTACATATGTTGGTGTTAATGAAGCTAAAATGAGTGATACTCAAAAAAATGAAATTTTATTAACTCAAGATGTAGATGCTGTTAAAATCGCTTTAAGAAGTACTTATGGTGACGTTATATCTGAAAAAACTTTAGATAATATAGCTGATCAAATAATTAAAACAGTATCTAAATTAAAAATTCCAGCTAAAACTAAAAACGTAATAAAACAAGAAAAAATAGTTGAGGCAATTATAAAATCAACTGAAGATTCTGCTATAAAAATAGCTAAATTTACTGGTAGCAATGTAACAGCAGCAAAAGCTCAAAACGATTTAATAAGACAAGAAAACAGAAGAAAATCTGACGCTGTTTTCTTTGACAAAAAATTTAAAAAAAATAAAGAACAAGCTATTGCAGATTTAGTTATGTTAGGAGGTAGTTCTTTTACTAGCGCTAAAATTGGAGATGGAAGAGGTCAATTTTATAAAAACTCAAGAGATTATTACAATTATCATTTAAATAATGTTGGTATAAAACCAGTTTATAATAAAAATGGTTCTTTAAATGTAAAAGCAACTGCTAAAGCAAATGGATTAAAAGAAATACCAATTACAAAAGCCGCTCAATCAAGCACTAGTGCTATTAAAGACCACAAAAATTCAGATTCTTTAAAACAAAGAAGAAAACACGAAAAACACGCTAGAAAAGTGTTAAACGAATATATTGCTCATAATGTGGCGAGATATGAAGAAGGCTTACAAGACAACGTCGATATTATGTTAATGATGAATAGCTTATTATCTAACATGAATAGTGTTTTAGCTAGAGCAGCTGCTTTAAAATACATTGAACCTGGAATTAAGGCTGCAAACGCTAGGTATGAACATATGCAACCTAGAGTAGCTGTTCTTATAAAATTAGTAGATGCTCATGTAAACCGTAACGGCGTAGAAAATATAGATAATTTTTTAGCTAATTACGACGTAGCTATTATTAATAAAAATTTTGATAAAGCTATTACAGACGCTGGTTATCAGTCTGTATTAGCAGAAAATCAATCATTAAATGATTCCTCTTTACTTAGATATTATAATGACAAAACTTTAACAGATAAAAGAATAGAGTTAGTTGTAGAGGTTGGAACAAATAAAGTTCCAAAACTTGTAGAGTCTTTTGCTAAAGCTAATAAGTTGTTAAAACCAAAATTAAAAGAATTTAACAAGCTTAATAATGCTATAATGTTTTCTAGATCTAATAACAAATCACAAGGTATTAGTGTTTTAGATTTTGATGATACACTAGCTACAACTAAATCTTTAGTTAAGTATACGACTCCAGATGGTAAAACTGGAACTTTAAACGCAGAGCAGTTTGCCAATACATATCAAGACCTGCAAGATCAAGGATATAAATTTGACTTTTCTGATTTTAACAGAGTTGTAAAAGGTAAAGTTGCTCCTTTGTTTAATAAAGCATTAAAGTTACAAAACAAGTTTGGACCTAATAATATGTTCGTGCTAACAGCTAGACCACCACAAGCAGCTAAAGCTATATTTGATTTTTTAAAAGCTAATGGTTTAAACATAC